GTTTGCAAACCGGAGATACTCTTAGGTACGTTGGTATATCCAACTGAGATCTTCATAGGGGCCCCTTACTCACTCAACCCATGGTGCTATGAGTTTGAGGTCAGAAAAGACAAACTCCTCTTTTTCCCTGATGGAGTTCGGAGCGAAGGGTATGAGCAGCCATTGGAGGGAGGCTTCTTACTTCAGACATCAAAGTTACACCTAACCGATGGCTCAGTCTACTGCGTTGATTTGATATGTAGCAAATTCTCGCACCACCTCATTTCGATTACTAGAGGTGATCTGATTGTGCCCACATACCGCTCCTTTGGGCCATTCGAGGCAATCAAAAGTGAGGGTTTGCGAGACATTTGTAGAGGTAAAGTTAGTTTCTTCCCGGTCTCACACCCCATGATCTTGAGGGTGTATCGCTATCTGAGGTCTCTGAAAAAGCCCGATAAGCAATCAGCTATGGCTAAATTTTCACAACTCAACCATGAACCGAGCGGGCTTGCTGTTAAATTTATGGAAGAGTTCAGCGATTTGGTGATCGGTACTGGGAGTATGCGAACGATGATAAATGCAGAATTGCTTAAAGGTTTTTTTGCAAATCTGGGCCGGAAGTTACCCAAGTGCATTGCGGCGAAAATCAAAATCACTCGTATGCTTTGCCTTGACTAGTTCATTGCCACTCTCAAACCCCTTTGCGTTGATGTAAAATTGATGGAGATACAGAGGTCAAGCACTTTCGATTTTAAGTTCTACCACGAGGAAGATATGGAAGTTGACTTTGACCTTGAAGGGAGTCTGGAGACGGGTTGGCGTGGTTCAGGCATTCTCGACCGGGTTTCGACGCCCTATGTTGGCCTTGCCCCTTTGACTGATACATGTGTCGATTGGAGTGTTCATTATAATAAGGATCCTTTTCTTTGGCGCTTGAAGGATCTGTACATTGGAGCAATGTGTGGAGAGACTCATATGCCACTCACTTCTATCGGGAAGTATGTGACCTCAATTTCAAAAAGTTGCAACGTTCTGGCAAGGACATTGCTTCAATCGCTTACACGTGAAGATTTGTTTGAGGTGCATAAATTTGTGTACTACATGCATCATCTAAGGACGTATTGGTGGGAGGGAAAGGTCGCCTGGTTCATGAAGAGAGCCTATCAAAAAGCCTACTGCCATTACCTGGAGGGGTCAGATCCCATTGGTTTTACACATTTGTTTGAGCGGGTCGCATTCAGTAAGACGTGCTTAAATTGGCAGAATGTCCCACTGAGTGCAGACGATCTTGATGATTATTATTCGGAATCTGTTGTGTACGAGCCGGTTTGTTTGGCACCTGGAAAGCAAATCAACACCGCGCCAGCTCAGGTCACTACCCGCGGATCGGAAGAAGAAGAGATTAAGCACGTCTCAATCCTAAGGGAAGAGAAATGTTCCTGTGGGCTACAATTCGAAATACTGAGCCTGCCTTACGCGGATTTGCGGGAAGATCACTTTCCAGATGCCTTACGGGGAAGATCATGCGCTTGGTATTCCAAAAATTCCATGCCCTACTCTTATAATGGTGGGAAACATGAGTCCATGGGATGGCCTAGATGGCTTGATTTATGGATGCAGGTTAATCGCATTCAGGGCACCTACGATTGCATGCTAGCGCAGAGATATGAGCAAGGTGGGAAGATTGGGTTTCATGCTGATGATGAGCCGCTCTTCGAACCAGGCCAGAGCATTCTTACTGCAAATGTTGAAGGTACTGCGTCTTTCTCAGTACGATGCAAACAAGGTGAGGGATGCTTCGATCTACACACAGCAGAGCAGTTTACCATGCCCGAGGGTATGCAGATCAGTCATAAGCATTCTGTTATCTCCAAGAGTGAGGGTCGCATATCTTACACCTTTAGGACACTCAGGAAGAGAGCCGATGAACAGGCCAGTGAGGTTTGTAACATACCGCCCGTGGGTGCTTCAGAGGGGCACTGCACTTACATGTGCGGTGTGCTCATTTCTGCTGAACTTGACCACATTTTTGATGAGGCGGCGTATGATGTTGTGCGCAACCGCGGGGGTGGTGATTGCTTCTGGTTGGCAATGGAGCACTTTACTGGCGTTGGGGTACAAACTGCAAAAGCTGGCATCCTCAATGTGCCCTGGGATGAGGAGTATAAGCCCCGTTTATTGGGCCAACTGCTGAAGGGCGCGTGGGCGGAAGATGAGGCCATTGCCGCTGTTTGCAAGCATTTGGGTTATAATATCATCGTCTATGACTGCCCGAGGCGTTGTAGATTGCTGTACAGTATGCCATCGAACCAGAAGACCGCGTTGCTTAAGCTAGATCATGGTCATTTTGAGGCGATCCGTCCCATTGAGATGTGCACAGTGAGGGCCATCGCACAGGCGCTGCGGCGCACTGATAAAGACGTGCTTGCTGTGCTACTACCAGCGTTGGGGGAAGGTTTCGAAAGGGAGCTCTTGCGTGGGAAAGGCCTATCTATGCTTCATTTTGAGAGGATGCTTGAGTTCTTTGATTTGTCAGGCCTTGTGTGCGACGGGGAGCAAACAACAATACTTAATGAGGCTGGGAAGGTAAAGTGCTGCTTTAAAAGCAAAGGAATCACATTGAGTATGTTTCTGCAGGCACTTTCTCTCCGCTTGCAGCGACTAATGTTGAACAACCCAGTTTGAGGGCCAGTGATGATTGCCTATTGAGGTTGAGGGAGCAGAGCAATTTGATCTCGTACCTACCAGATATAGCCAGAGCGCAATTACTTGCCGATTCGCTGCATGAAGGGACAACAGGGGTGATCTGCTCAGATTTGTATAATGGAGCGCCACACCTTCTAAATGGTGTAGACATTGTAAGCAGTGAGCACAAACTGTACGCTATATTGGGTACTTTCGGGTGCGGTAAGAGTAAGCTTTTTGTTGATCTGTTGGAGCAACTGAGTGGAAAGGCTATGTGTTATGTTTCACCGAGGAAAGCCCTGTGCAACATCTTTGAGGACGTTATTTTGAGCGCAACTAGACAGGTCGGGTCAGCAGGGGCAAAGCATTTCAAGTGCTACACCTTTGAGAAGTTCCTCTTGAGAACGCGCAAGCTGAACCCAGGTGCTGTCGTCATTGTGGATGAGATTCAGCTCTATCCCCCAGGTTTCCTTGATTTGGCGCTCTTTCTTCTACCCAAGGGTATCAGGCTGTTCTTACTAGGGGACCCTTGTCAGAGTGATTATGATTCGGAAAAAGATCGGCATATCCTGGGACCACTACGTGCGGACGTTCTGCGTTTACTTGAGGGGCGTGTTTACAACTTCAACACTTTGAGCCATCGATTCCAGGGTTCCATTTTTAAGGGAAGATTGCCGTGCAACTTTGCGAACGATTTGAAAGTAGGAGGAGGTAAGCTGCAATTGCTTGAAAGTCTTGATGCGATTGATTCAAAAGCCCCTTATGCAAAAGTTGCGCTTGTTTCATCGTTCGAAGAAAAGAAAATTATCCAGGCCTACTTTGGTGAGAGTTGCAAGTGTTATACCTTCGGGGAGAGTACTGGATTGACTTTCCATGAGGGCTGCATCATGATTAGTGATTTATCAGTGCATACGAATGAGAGGAGATGGTTAACGGCTCTCAGCAGATTTCGCGTCAATGTTGTGCTTATAAATGCTACTAGCACAAACTGGGCCGTCATTGAAAAGCAGTATAGTAAGCGCGCTTTGGGTAGGTTTCTGAGCCGTACCGCAGCCACTGAGGATTTGTTAGAGCTATTACCTGGAATGCCAAATTTCTGCATGGGTTTTGAGCCAGTGCTCTATGGAGCCGATGAGGAGAAGAGGGAGTTGAAGCTCGCAGGCGATCCTTGGTTGAAAACGATGATCGATTTGCTACAAGTGGAGGATGTGCAGGACGTTGAATTGATTGAAGAGGTGGCTTCCAATGAATGGTTCAGGACCCACCTCCCTCAATGCGAACTGGAGGGTGTTAGGGCACAGTGGGTGCACAAGATTTTAGCTAAAGAATTCAGGGAGAAGCGGATGGGCTACCTCGTGTCGGAGCAGTTCACTGATGAGCACTCTAAGCAATTGGGCAGACAGCTAACCAACGCGGCCGAGCGTTTTGAGACCATCTACCCGCGCCACCGCGCATCAGACACCGTGACATTCATAATGGCAGTACGCAAGAGGTTGAGGTTTTCTTGTCCCATGAAGGAAGCAGCCAAGTTGCAGCAGGCTATGCCGTATGGTCCTTTCTTACTTAAGGAGTTTTTAAGCCGCGTGCCGTTAAAGCCCGCACATAATCCGCTGATGATGGAGTCGGCCAAATTTGAGTTCGAGGAGAAGAAAACAAGTAAAAGCGCAGCCACGATTGAGAATCATAGCAACAGGTCATGTAAGGATTGGCTGGCTGATGTTGGGCTGGTTTTTTCGAAATCCCAGCTATGTACTAAGTTTGATAACCGCTTCCGCGATGCGAAAGCAGCGCAAACCATTGTGTGCTTTCAGCACTCTGTGCTGTGCCGCTTCGCACCATACATGAGGTACATTGAGAAGAAGTTGCACGAGGCTTTGCCAGAGAAGTACTATATTCATTCTGGTAAGGGGTTGAGCGAGCTAGATGCTTGGGTGAAGCGTGGCTCATTCGGGGCTTTGTGCACCGAATCTGATTATGAGGCCTTCGACGCCAGTCAGGATCAGTACATCATGGCTTTTGAACTGTGCCTCATGCGCTACCTGGGTTTGCCTAATGACCTAATTGAGGATTACAGATACATAAAAACACATCTAGGGTCCAAGTTGGGCAATTTCTCCATCATGAGATTTTCGGGAGAAGCAAGTACTTTCCTATTCAACACGATGGCCAACATGCTTTTCACATTTTTGCAGTACAGGCTCAAGGGGGATGAGCGCATTTGCTTTGCAGGGGATGATATGTGTTCAAATAAGAAACTGCACAAGTCTACCGAGCATGCAGGTTTCTTGAGCAAGCTCAAGTTGAAGGCGAAGGTTTGCCATACCAATAGTCCCACTTTCTGCGGTTGGAATCTCAGCCCGGATGGCATTTTTAAGAAACCGCAATTGGTCCTGGAGCGAATGTGCATTGCCAAGGAGACAAATAATCTGATCAACTGCATTGACAATTACGCTATTGAGGTTTCTTATGCATATCTCATGGGAGAACGGGCGCGCGAGCGTATGAGTGAGGAGGAGGTGGATGCTTTTTACAACTGCGTGCGTATCATCGTGAAAAACAAGCATCTGCTCAAGTCGGATGTGCGTCTGATTTATGAGACGAGCATTGATTGATAGCTTAGGTATTAGCTGTAGGATTGTAGATGGATGTGCTAGTTAGATATTTAGATAAGTATAAGTTCAAGCGTGTTCGTAGTGATCTTAGTATTCCAGTTGTTATTCATTCTGTGCCTGGCGCGGGTAAGTCTAGCGTCATTAGGGATATCATCCGAGCTGACCGGCGCTTTGAAGCGTGTACTTACGGTAAAGCAGATCAACCTCACATCACAGGTAAGTGGATACTCAGCGCATCGAACTTCTCTGCAACGTGCAGCTTCACTTTGGTCGACGAGTATCTTGAGGCAGTTGAACCGCTCAAAGCTTTCGCTCTCTTTGCGGACCCAATACAAGGGGGCCCAGGCAAGATCCTGACTCCACATTTCGTCAAAACTGAAAGTCATCGCTTCGGTAAGTGCACAGCTCAGCTGCTGCGTGAGTTGAACTTCGACATCACCGCCGAGGGAGAGGACTTAGTGCAAATCAGGGGTATCTACGAGGTGGATCCGCGCGACACTATTATATTCTTTGAGAAAGAAGTCGGCGACTTGCTTAGCTCTCACGGTCTACTGTGCTACTGCATCGACGAAGTGCGCGGCCAAACTTTCGAGAGTGTTACTTTTGCAACTTCAGAGAGCAAACCGATCCTTGATCCTGCGAGGGCGTTTCAGTGCTTAACGCGGCATAGAAGATCATTGCTGATACTCAATCCCGATGCCACTTACTCCGCCGCCTAATTACACTCAGACATATCTTGCAGCAGCTATAGGCCTTTCCGCGGCTGTGCTTATCGGACTTTTGACTCGCGCTACTCTTCCGCACGTAGGCGATTTGCAGCATAGCTTGCCACACGGGGGAAAGTACAGGGACGGGACTAAGTCAGTGGACTATTGCGCGCCAAAGAAATTAAATTCCGTGGAGCGGGGGACAGTGGGGACGTGGCTTGTTTGGCCTTTGATCATTTTACTAGTTTGCATTATCTTGCTGCGGAGTATCCGTCCGTCAGGCTGCGTCACATGTGGAGCACGGCATTGAACCTTTGTTTGGGACTTCTAACTTTCGCGATAACGCTCTATTTCATCTACCCGGCGGAAGTGCGGCAGTGCACAATAATCTTAACAGGGGAGTCTATACGGTTGATTGGTTGCGATTTGACGCCGGAGCACATAACTGCTGTAGCGAGTCTTAAGGTTCTTAGTGCGCCTTTAGGTGTACAGGCTTGTAATTGATATACAAGGTTTGGTGCGATTTGAAGGAAGAAATATGCCGCCAAAAGAGAATCCTATTCTAGCAAGACAAGGTGAGGGTTCAACGACTGGAACCGGGGAAGAAGAGTCCACCGCAGAGCAGCGCCCTCCAAGACCCAACCGTAGGCAGGAGCAACAGAGGGGTGAGAATCATGAGAGCCAACTAGAGCAGAGGCTTACCAGATTGATCGACACACTGAATGAGAGCCGTTACAATTCGAACCTCCAAAACATCTCCTTCGAGATTGGGAGACCGTCTCTAGAGCCTGTGCCTGAAATGAGGAGGAACCCAGCTAACCCGTACGGCCGGTTTTCCGTTGATGAGCTATTCAAGATGCCTGTGAGCGTGGTGTCGAACAATATGGCCAACACGGAGGAGATGGCAAAGATTTCATCTGCCCTAGCGGTCATGGGCGTCCCAACAGAGTATGTTGCCGAAGTTATCCTCAAAATGGCTATCATGTGCGCTAGCGTAAGCAGTTCTGCCTTCCTGGATCCAAGCGGGAGCATCGAATTTCCTGGCGGGGCCATCCCAGTGGATTCCGTTGCGGCCATAATGAAGAAGGAATCGGGTTTGCGCCGGGTGTGTCGTCTTTACGCGCCCGTTGTATGGAACAGTATGCTCGTCCGCAAGCAACCGCCTGCTGACTGGCAAGCTATGGGCTTCCCATTCAATGCCAGATACGCCGCCTTCGATACTTTTGACTACGTCACCAATGCTGCGGCAATTCAGCCAGTAGAGGGGCTCATACGCCTGCCCACGCCAGCTGAGTACATAGCGCATAACGCGCATAAGCGATTGGCTATTGATCGGTCGAACCGGAACGAGAAATTTGCAAATTTGGAGACTGAATATACTGGAGGGCTGCAAGGTACTGAGATTGCAAGGAATCATAGGAACGCGGGTCATGGGGGACCATAGGGCGAAGCGTTTGCTAGCTTTGATTAATGTGTGTGCTAGCTTTGGTGTGTATGATGTGAGTTTGTGTGTGCATATAATAAATAGGTCCTCTGGCCTTACGCTCGGCAATGGGAAGTCAAGTTATGCTAGACGTCGCAGGGCCAAGTCGATTGGCAGGTGTGAGAGGTGTTATCGTGTGTTTCCACCTATTTGCAATTCTAAGTGTGATAATAAGACGTGCCGCCCAGGCATGTCACAAAATCGCAAAGTGGTCGATTTCATTAGATACGGAGTAACTGAGGTGATACCGCATCCTGGATTCAACTTCTGACCAAGTTGTGCTTAAGACTTAAATAATATATAAGGGCATAAACTATAAAAATAAATTTGTTTTTAAACTATTT